AAAGTCAAATGCCCAAGTTACAGAGTAAGTACCAATTGTATCGGTTGTATTCCAATCCAGTTCAATAGTGCCTACTTCTGAAGGCCAACAACCTTCAAGATTGTAGGTACGCAAAACGGAACCGTTTTTACCATACAACTTAACTTTTGCTGGTTGCTTATAACCTTCGTTGAACAATGTACGAATGTTAGTATCGCCTTGGTTGATATCCATCTGCCATTGTTCAAGAGCATCACGAGCGCCAAAATCTTCTTCGATCATGACAGTCGTTGTCCACTCTGCATATGTTCTGTCACCAGCAACTTTGATCTTACGACCAAAGTAAGGTACTTCGATGACACCCATAGTCATAGCGGGTACTTGAGACGCTTGGCAAAGGAAGTTAAACTGATTGCCTACATAAGTCACTTCAACCTCAAACAAGGCGGGACGATACCCGCCTGCTTGAATGGCCTGTGATTTAAAGTCTGTTACGCTAAAAGCCATTTGTTATTCTCCTGTTAGTTGCTTTTATTTATCCTATTTATTAGAAATTGCCAATAACTTCGGAGAATTCGACACCCGTGCGTACTGCAACGAAGTTCAACTGGATAAAGTTAATTGAACGAGCAGGTTTGATGTAGATATCACCAACAAACTCGTTACGGTCAATTACTTCACCTGTGTTGTTTGTTTCGTCACAGACAACTACGAAGTCTGTAATTCCTCGGCGTCCTTGAACATCACGCAGGTAGGGTTCTACCAAGTTGACGAACGAAGCACGTGTAAACTCATCGTTGAATTCGAAGAGAGTAAATTTAGAAGCTGTAGCAATCGCCTTCTCAAGAACAATGAACAAACGACGGACATTGATTCTATCAAACGCGGAAGGTTTCGCCAACAGTGTCTTATCACCAAACAAGACAATGCCTTGACCTGGGAAGTTAACAACTGGGTTAACACCATTCTTGTACAACAAATCACGTTCTGCTTTCTTAGGATTCCAAGCAAGTTTGATGATGTTCTTGATTTGACCACGGTTGAAACCAGCAGGTGAGAACCAAGGATCACGAACATCGTCGGTACGAGCAGCAAGACCAGCAATGTCACCGTTCAGAGGAATCCAACGATAAACATCATTATACTTGTCGTATTGATACTTGTAACCAGAATCAAGTACTGCGTAAGAAGTTGAACGGCATCTGTTTCTGAATGCTACAACGTCAGCTTCTTCATCACCACCAGGATTGTTAACAACAGTTGACTTGGAAGGTGAAGCAAAAACAACACAATCCTTACGTGTTTCAGCGATGTTATCAACAAGATAGTTGAAGATTTGTTCGCCAAGAACACCACCACGTGTCTTACCAGTCAGAATCAATGAAACATCAATATCTTCTGGTGACTTGAACACCAAGAAAGAATCCAAGATTCTACCAATAGGAGTAGCAGCTACATCGCCAAGAGTTGCATCTGTTTCATTACCAACATCACGGCCGCCATCAAACGATTTAGTGTAAGGTTTAATGTTAGTAGCACTTGCTAAAGTAAGAGCTGTTGCTGAAGGAGCACCTGTAACATCGTTGCCGAACCAGATATACTGCGACTGCGTGTTGATAACATCTTTATGGAAGTTTGTTCCAGCATCATTGTTACGTGCATCACTAGCGCGAGAAACACGATCAAAAATCTCAAGAACAGTTCCAGGAACACCTGTAATACGACCATCTTGGTCACTTACTACAACGTGCATTTCATCGTTAGCAGCAGTGTTGCCTTGCAGCAATTGATAATCTGACTGACCTGGAGCGCCTGAAACAATGTCCCAGTGTTCCCACAGTCTTTCAATTGTTTCAGATGTATAATCATCAGCTTGTGCGTATCGCTGTCCGAAACTAAGAACACAAGTTGACTCGTTGCTTGGACCCTGAACAACGGGACCGATGTTTGTTAAAGTAAGATATTGAACACCAATAGAGGAGTTACCTACTTTAATTTGATCACCAATAGTTAGTTGAGCCAGCGCAGCTGCAACTACATCGTTTGTATCAGTACCAGTTGCAGAACCTGTCGCTTCAACGGTTATTGTTGCTGTGTTAGAACCAACAACAAAAGCGATCTGCTCGCCGACAGTGTTTCCTTCAGCGTTAAGATTAATCGTACTTTCAAAAGCTTCATCAGTATGACATACAGAAACTTTCAAAGAGTTACCTAGTTCACCAGGATATCTTGCAATGTATTCAACGCCGACTGAAATGTCATCTTCGTTGTAATCATCTTCGTTTTTAACAATGTTGTTGATCAAAGGAACAGCAGCACTATTAGCAACAGCGTTGAATGAAAGGTTCTTATCAAAAACTTGAATAGAAGCAGTTCCGCCTTGCGGTGTTGCAACTGCAGCTTTGTTCATCACAATTTCTGTATCAGAACCAACTATCGAGACAGATACAACAGTTGCTCCGTCATCGATACCTTCACCGAAGATAGCGTCTCCAGCAGTGATACCAGTTTCGCTGTTTCCAAGGAAAGTCAAACTGGTATCATCAACAGTAATACTACCAGATCCTATGTGTGAATTACCAGCTGATTGGTGAGCGCGACTAACATAAAGAGAGTCACTATATGCGAGATAGCTTGCAGCAGTAAACCATGTTTCTGCGTTGATATTAGAAGGCTTGCCGTACTTAGCGACAAGTTCGGTTTCACTTGACACCAAAATTGGTTTGTCTACTGGTCCCCAGCGAAAAACACCACCAATCGCCGCGACTGTGGTGGATACTGCTGGGATTACAGTAGTCAGATCAATCTCAGTGACATTAACACCAGGACTTAATTGAAATGCCATTTTATTTCTCCCTAATAGGTTATTATATCGTTCTTTTTATTTATAAAAAACGCATTTTGAGCTTATCACCAGTTTTCATCACCAAAGGTCAAAAACTCATCACCTTTCGATGCTATCATTATGTCAGGATCATCGAAAGGATTGTGTCCTGTGTCAATTATTCCAAAAGGTGTTAGCTCATTCATTATCTGTTCTTCA